CCCTCATGCAGAGATTCTGGCTAAATATGCCGAGGTTGCAGCTAGACGGGTTGACCCATGGGCTGAGTTTGAATTTAAACATAAATTCAATGAAAATTGGGCAGTTTTCATTTGTCATCCACATTTTGCTGTTGATTATGAATACCGTCACATCGGAGATAACAAATGATTAGTACAACAGCGGCATACATATTGATTAGCACGATGCTTTCAGATAGTCATATTACACAATCAACGGCTATGTTTGCAGATAAGTCATCGTGCGAATCGGCAGCGACAAGACAGGATTTTGTTTTGAAGTCACTTAAAGTAAATGGTGTATGGAACTTAACGTGTCATCCGTATGCACTTAGCGAGGGTAAGAAATGAAAGTAACTCTAATACAACACACACCAAACCCAGAAGAACATATCGGACTACTTGCAGGTATCTGCTACGGTAAGACTGGTGAGCAATCACCAGAGCAGTGTATTAAGAGAGCAACACACTGCGTAACTAAAGGGCATTTATCAACACTACGCTTTGCTCATGCCACATTCTTGGTTGAAGATATTAGCCGTATTTGCTCACATCAGTTTGTTCGCAGTAAGCATTTGGACTTTCTTCAACGTAGTCAACGGTATTGCAATGAGGACGCAATAGAAATAGTAATACCAGAATCCATAATAAATACTGCATATTATTCTGACGCATGGGAAGTACAAAGACACACACGGTGGTTATATCAAAGTTTAATAAAAGCAGGAGTTAAAAAAGAAGATGCACGGTTTGTTCTACCACAAGGCACAACAACAGAGCTTCTCGTAGTCGGTAACTTCCAAGCGTGGTATGACTTTATTAAACTGCGTAGTGGTAAAGAGGTGCAGTGGGAGATACGCGCAGTAGCACATGAGATTAACCGTCAGCTTCATGGTATCGCACCTAACATCTTTGTGGAGCTAGATGATGAATGATTTTAAACAATGCGAAGAGTGTGGTGTTAAAAAGCCAGATGTTCTTTTTGCTAAGTTTAGTTTAACTTGCAAAATGTGTATGCATCAAATAGGTATGCAAAATGCAATTCAAAGGCGTAAACGTAAAGACGAAAGTTCACTAGATAATAAATTGTGCAAGAAGTTTTTAAAGATTCACATCATTAAGCCTAAAGGATGGGAGATGACGCTGATATGATTACTTATGAGAAAGCGCATGAGTTGTTTCAGATAAATGAGAATTGGGAGTTGGTTTGGAAGGTTTCTACTGGGCGTAGGGTAAAAGTTGGCAATACTGCAGGGACTGTGAATAATAGGGGTTACAGGTCAATCAGAATTGATGGTAAGGATTATCTTGCACATCGGCTCATCTGGTTGATGGTTCATGGGAAATCCCCTGCTGATATGCTCGACCACATCAACGGGATTAAGCTTGATAACCGCGTAAGCAATCTGCGCGAGGCTACAAGCCAACAAAATCAGCAAAATCAGACCAAGCCGCAAGTAAATAGCAAGACTGGTTTTTTGGGTGTTAGCTTACACAAGCAAGGAAAATTTTATGCTCGGATTAGCATAAACGGTAAGCAAAAAAACTTAGGCCTATTCAACACACCTGAGCAAGCTCACGATGCTTACCTAACAGCAAAGCGTCAACATCACGAATTTTGCACAATTTAACGAGATAAGTTTTTACAGCGACATATAGTTAAACCTAAAGGATGGGAAATGACACTATGAAAGAAAGTAAATTTGGGTTAGGGTCTGACCCAGCGTATAACAACCCTGATATGGATATTGTTGAGTTAGCTTTTATTAGTCCGGGTGTAGAGTTGTGGGAATTCATTGAAGCTCTTGAAAGAATAGAAGATAAATGTTTAGAGGAATTTGAAAAATACCCTAATGCAAAACTTCCTAGAATATTTATAGGCACTAAAGAGCGAATGTATCCAGATGGGATAAAAACCGAACTATATGCTTGTGTATCTCAAAAACTACATAGTAATACAGACAATGAGGAATCGCTATGAACGACAAACCTAAAACAATTTATGAAGCATACACACAAGGTCAACTCTATAGAGGTGATTCAGTACATGAATCAAAGCCCGACATGATTAACTCACCTCCGCATTATAAGAATGGTAAAATAGAGTGTATTGATGCAATGGAAGCAATGCTTTCACCTGAAGAGTTCATAGGTTATTTAAGAGGCAACGCTTTCAAGTATCTATGGCGATACCAACACAAAGGTAAAGCACACGAAGATTTGCAGAAAGCACAATGGTACTTAGCCCGATTAGTATTTGTACATAACCCAAAATAAAAATGATTACATGGTCAGACTTGGTGCTTCCACCAATTAATTTATGGTCGCTGCCAAGTCAGCCCAATTTAACGAGAAAGAAAAAGATGGCAACAGAAGAAGGGAATACAGACCTCGCGGCTTATCATGAGGAGTTAATCCGAGAGAAGGCTATAGCCGCTATTAGAAAAAAAGCGGCAAAGATGGATATTAGTAACCATGACGGACATTGTTGGAACTGTGGTGAATTTACCGGTTACGCAAGAAGGTGGTGCGATGCAGACTGTAGGGATGTTTATGAAAAACGATAATGAGATTAAACCTCACATCAGAAAGATTCATAACTTCTGGGTGTGTTACAGTGCATGGGATACGATACCTTGCACAGCTGACTCACCAGAAAAGGCTTATTACCGATGGTTAGTTAAGAACCAATTACATTTAGAAAAGGATAGACAAAATGCCGTATAAGAATCCAAAAGATAGAAACTACAAGCATGAGCATGAGCTTGAAATGCAAAAGCCTAAAGCGAGAGAGTTACGAGCTGATCGTCAACGTGCAAGACGTGAGATGGATAAAGAAGGGGTTGTTCGCAAAGGTAAAGATATAGATCATAAGAAACCACTTAGCAAAGGAGGTTCAAATACTAAAACTAATTTGCGTTTAATTGATCCTGAGGTGAACCGTGCGTTCTCTCAAGCTAAAGGTAAAACTGTTAAAAACAAAGCACCAGGTAGTCGCAAAGTGAGTAAATAATATGGCTAATAAATTATTCATAAGTGAAGGTAAGTTTTATGTAGTCGCAGCGTCACAGAAAATAGTTAAACTCCCCAATGATAATCACCTAGAGGTTGTCATCATCGATGCCGCACCAGAGTTCACTGTAAAAGAGGGTAGACGCTCACACTCACTTGCTGTCGTCATGGCTAACAGAATTGATGGGGATGTGTTCTCATTTACGGTAGATGAAGAATCTATATTTGGAGATGAAGTTCACAATGAGCAGAAGCTAAAGACGTATCTTGATAAATGCTATAGCCATTCTCTACCTATATTTGGCGTTGTAACGCGACTTAATATCGTATCTAATGATGTGTATGCTTATGTTGCTTTCTCGGCTGTACGCGCTTTAGATGAGCTAGAGCATCAAGCTGTGCTCAAGCAACGCAAGACGCAAGAATGCGCAGACGCAATAGGCACTAGTATCACCTCTATTCCTATTGGACTTGAACATTTAAAAGATGGTGAGACTGAGATAGATCGGACATCATCGTTTTTAAATGAAAGTATTTTTAACTTTGTCAAAGCTAACAAACATCTCATTATTATCTCAAATAAAAATAAACGTAATACCGTACTTGAGCAAACAGTAGTCAACGATGTGGCTGTTGCACGGTACGCAAAAGACGCAGGTGTATTCTATATTGCTGTAGCGCAGTTTGATGGATGGTGCAGAGTAAATGACATTGACTCTGCTGATGTTATTGATGCAGCTAAGAAAGAAGTGGATGGCGTCATTAAATTAGTCAAGGTTGACATGACATCTCCCAATGGTGTAAAATGCCTTCAAATTGATTTCGACAAACTCTCTATTGATGAGTCCGCTTTGTTGGTTTGAATTGTGTTTCATGTGTTACTCCATACCCTCTCAAAACCCCACAGAACTAAACTGCCTGTGGGGTCTTTTTTTTATCTACTGTCCTGTAGCTTTTCTGTACATATCATTACCAATTTTGGCTTTTTGATTTGCCATTTGAGTGTACTTATCAATTAACTCTTTACGTCTTTCAGTTGTAAATCGATTATTTGGAGCAGTCTTAACAGCATTAATCTGTTTATTCAAATCTCCAATTTCTTTCTTAATACGATTCAAATTAGTTGATACTTTATAAAGTGCCCTGTTGTTACCAGAATTCATCAACTCGTTGGCGTCTTTAATACGACCTTCTTTTTTAAACTTCTCAACCTGTGCATGGATTTGGTCAGCCTTGTTAGTTTCATCATAAAAGTCAGATTTGTAAATACTTCTATTTTTATCTGGTAATATTCCACCGAGTAACGCGGGTAACTTTGAGATATCTGTGTCAGGTCTTTCTACAACATCGCTATCAAATTCAGGTAGTATATTATCTACTCCCCACATCGATGCACCAACTAAAGCAGATGCTACGCTTTTAAAACCATATTCAATTTTAGCTGGGGATAGCCCTACTTCAGATAACCCTGCTTTGCTCATCCAATCAAACACTCTAGCTACTCTATCTTCACCTCTATTTGCAACGGGTTTACCCAACTACTGCTCTGTTTCAATCCCTCGTTTAGTATGCATATTATAATTAGCTAACTCTTCAATAGGTGTTTTAAATAATGCAGGTAAAGGTAAAAAAGCTGTTTCAGCAACATTACCTGGAATCATACCTCCAGCTTGTTGAAGCCCAGCGCTAATGAT